ATGTAAGCAGTACCAGAAGAATTACCAGTGAACGAGACAGCGTTAGTGTTGATTTTCTGGGTCTTGTTAGGAACAAAGTCGCCACCCTGAGGAGCAGAGATCTTGACTGTTGTAAAGATCTCATTTCTTAGACCAGGGAAGTTCTTTGTATCAACAGCGTGATCAAAGACTGTTAGTTCTAGATACTCAATAGCAGGATCTAGATCGTCTTGAACATAGCGACCAGACTGAATTGTAGCAGCGATACCAGAGTTAAATCTTGCAATCGCTCTGTAGTCAGTATCCTGGTTCTCACCAGTTAGAGGTCTTCTGAATGGATCGTATGCATTCTCCTGATTGAGGGTATCATCAGCATCAAAGTCTGCTTGAGTATAACCGATGAATTCTCCTGGTTGCTGTGGGTTCTCAAAACGAGCACCATAAACATTACCAGCGACAGGCTTGAGTAGAACTTTCTGAGGAACTAATCTACGAGTATCGTCAGTTCTTGTCTTAATGACAAATCCATTGATAGGATCTCTTGCGTTCTCAATGTACTTAGGAATGACATAACGGAGTTTATAGGTTCTCTCGTTTGCTCCTCTTTCGTCATTAACACGCTCATACCATGTATCAGTTGTGGTAGGCTTGCTAGCGTAGTCAGTCTCATTGATTCTGTAGAAGATTTCTCTGTATACAATATCAGTGTTTGACTCGCCAGTGATTCTATCAACACAATTGAGATACCACTTACCATTATCAGTATCAGCACCATTAAAGTATGGATCAAAGCGCATTGGACTACGCTTCTTGTTAGCAAATACTCTGAATGGTCCGTTCTGATTATTGAATTGGATTGGGGTTACGTTTGCTTGTGCATCAGCAAGACTCTTGTGAATTGTGAAGACCTTGCTGGTTTGATAGCGAACATAGAATTCGACGTTAGGATTGATCTTACCTGCATTAACACCAGAGGTGATAGCGACAGTAGGATCATTAGCATATGATGTAGATAGATCTGGTAGATCGCTACCTTCAATTGCTCTGAAGAATACCTTCTGAGGTGTGGTTGAAGGTGAAGGCTTGTCAAAGATGTGCGAGATATCAGTTTCAATACCACCAACAACAGTGTTGACAAGATTACATGCATAAGTATGGAGATCATACTTATCATCAATAACAAACTGGTAGATATCAATCTCTACATCAGGATCAATGCTCTCTGTTTCAGCAGCGTAGATGTAGATACCAGCAGCAGCATTCTCCTTAGAGGTTGCAAGCATTAACTTGGTTTGATCAGCACCGTTGAAGTATGTGGTTCCACTGTAATCAACAGGTTGTGTCGCTCTACCAGGAGCGATTACATAATAGGTTTGGTTAGTCTCAAATCCCTTAGGTAGTCTGACAAGACGCTTATCAACGTCAACATACTTGCCGCTAGCGACATCAAAACGAGGACGTGGAACAAGTCTTACAGGTGTTCCAGTCTCAAAGTCGTGTGCGTTAGTTGAACCAGTACCAGTTGTATCAATAGTGAATACAGTTGCTCTGGATGCAAGTAGAGCAGTGTTGAAGGATGGTTCTACACGATCAATGGTAGGAACTTGAATGCCATTTACAGTCTTAGTTAATCCTGTGTTGATGATAGTTGTAATGTTATCAGTCAACTGGAGGATAGCAGCTGCTGTAGAAGCACACTCACGTTGAGAAGCAGAAGTTGTGGTGTCCTGAATGACATCTTCGCCAGTTCCAGCTGGTCCAACAACTACAGTCTCAGGAAGTGTATTTGCCCACTGTCCCTTAGGATAGGTGAAGTAGATGCTCTGACTGCTGCTTACCTGACCACAATTAACATTGTTTCCAGTCTCAAGACGTGAGTTATTTACACCAATCTCAATTCTGTTAGAGTCAATGATGCTCTTAACATAAGTATCTGCTGGGATGTTAGTGTCAACGTGATCGTCTTCATAGGTTAGACCAGCGTTGAGTAGTCCATTGGTGTAAGAACCTGTAGGATAAGCCTCAAGTCTCATACCAATTAGAATACCACTAGTATCTCCAACGTCAATAATTGAAGCAGCAGCAACATCTCTAGTTCCACCGTCTGGGGTTGGGATGCTAACTAGAGCGGTAGAGTTAGTTGTGACACAATTGAATGCAAGGAAGTCAAAATTAC